CGATAGCCTCACCACCAGCGAAGAGGGAGGTCCAGCCAGCACCGGCCAACGGACCTTCCTTCGCAGGTGAGTGCGGGATCAGGCTCAGGATTCCACCTAGCACACCGCTGACAGCGCCTTTGATCGCTTCGGCCTGGGCGATAATGCCCGCTTTGAACTGGCCGAAAGCAGCAGCAGCAGCAGAAGCCAACTGGGAACCCCAGCCCCGGACGGTCGCAACGATCTGCGACCCGATAGACACGACAGCTCCGACGACCTCGCCGACTATGCTTTGGGCAGCGGTGACGATCGTGTGGAACGCGGAAGCGGCAGCACCGCCGATCATCCCGGCATCACTCGAAAGTATCGCTGCGGCTTTGCTTCCGATTCCTGACAGCGCCTCGGCCACCGCACCCGGGACCTTCTGCGCCTCGCTAATGATGAGCTGGAATCGGCCCTTCATGTCGTCCAGGACTTTACCGGGCAGAACGTCGATATGTTGCGATTCCCAGTTCTCAGCACCTTGCCACCAGCCCGGACGTGTGCCGCCGAACGGTTGCTTGCCGCCGGGGCCACCGGTTTGGTCCTGACTCTGATCGGCCCACCAGGTCTTGGTGCCCGGGGGAATGAAGTCCTGCCCCTTCTTGGCACCCGGAATCATCCCCACCAACTGGACGATGTTATTGAACAAGTCAGCCAAGCCGGGAAGGTTCGAGACCAACAGGTTCGTCAACGACGTCAGCAGCGAGGTGATGCTTTCCATCATCTTCGGGTCGGAAGCGAACTTGATTCCGATAGCCATTAACTGGCCGACGAAATCTATGATCGAGTTCAGGATCGGCTTAAGGCCCGAGATAGCTGAGTCTAGAGTTCCGTCCTTGCTGATCTTCTCGACCCAACCGGAGAACTTGTCCCCCAGCTCGTTGAACCAAGTCGCCAACCCAGGGAAGTGCGTAGACACCTGGGCAGCCAGCCTGCCGATGCCGTTTGCGAACGCAACGACACCCGGAGCCGACTCAGCGATCAGCGAAGAGATGTTGGAGAACAACGCGCCGATCATGCTGATCGTCTGCGGACTCGTCACGAAGTTGCCGAACGCTTTAGCCACCGTCACCAGGGAGTCGGCCATCACGGTCAGCATCGGGGTCACGTACGGAATGATGGATCCGAGCTGCTTGAACACCGGAGTCAGGCCGGTCTCGAACGCTTTCTCGACCTGGTCCTTCAAGTCCTTCAGAGCGCCGCCGAGGGTGTACTTCCCATCTATCGGCTGGGGGCCTGTCTTCTTGCCGCCTTTGGTCATCTTCTGATCGGTTAGATCAGCGTCCATCAGGGCCTTGAGGATGCCGCCCTTACCGAGGGCCAGAACACCAGCAGGCGCGGCTATAGCCGACGCCATCGCAGGGATGGATGCGATCAGCGGAGCGGCGATAGCCAAGATCGGAGGGAGCAGCGAAGTCAGAGCGATCAAGTTCGGCAGCGAACCGAAGTTGAACAGCTCGTTGACCGCGCCCCCGCCTAAGCCGTGTCCGCCTCCCGCTGCGCCCCCGGCCTCGGGCAGCCCCAGTCTCCCACTGAGACGCTGGAAGAACGACTCCGGGACTGGGATATCTTTCTCGAACTTCTTGAGGGACTGCCGTAGTCTATAGTCGAACTCCGGGTCGAGCTTCAGCTTGATAGCCGAACCCTCGGCAACCTTCTTGAGCGCCTCGATATCCGCCGCCACCTTGGCCCGCTGTCCTGCAGCCAGCTCTACGTCAAGTGGAATACGAGACGTAGCGTCTTTCTTTAGAGCACCGACCTCGGACTCTATAGCGCGCCGGAACTGCTCACCGTCCGGGGTCAGGGCGATCTTAGCTTCGGTGGCTTTGTGGATCTTATCCAATTCGGCGACCATCCGGCGCTGGAACAGGTCCCCGTCTGCCCGGATCTTGACGCTAGTTTCCGCCTCTTCGGCGGCAGCCTTGGCTTTAGCCTTGAGGCCGTCTTTGTCGAAGTCGGTCCCTACTCTGACCTTGACTTCTTCGCCGCGCTCTATCGCTTCCAGGTCAGCTTTAAGCTTCTCGCGGAACCCTTCGGTGTTGGGCACGACCCGGATGGATACGCGCCCAACCTCTTTACCGCCTGCGCCACCGGCCATCAGCCACCAGCCGCCTTTCGTTTCTTGGCCTTCCCGAGCAGGTCCAACGCGATAGCACCGAAGGAACCCGGCTTGTGACCACCGGTCTTCCTCTTAGCCACCAGGTTGTCCGGTGTCGGGAACGGCTCTGGCGGTTCGGGCGTAGTCTTCTTCGGGTCCGAGTTGGCCAGGATCGTTATGTACTTGAGGATGTTGATCACGTTGTAGATCGACGCCAGCATGTACCGGCCTTCGTCCCAACCACGGAACTCTTTGCCACCTCTGATCTCGGCCATGAACGCAGACTCGATGGGCAGGTTCATAACGTGCATCAGCACCCACCGGGGAGACAACGGGTTGTCCTCCGAGAACAAGTCCCGGAGGTCGATCCCGTAGTAGTGCTTCAAGTCTGGGATAAGATCCTCGCCCGCTTTGTCGATAAGGCGAGCGAGTTCTATGCTTCCCCCACTTCGGTGTGTCCCATCCACGCGGAGAGGACCTTGGTCATCAGAGCGACCTTGATCTGCAGGTCGGTGTCGTTCAGGTCGGCCAGCAGCTTAGCCGGCTTGTCGGCGATCACGTTGTAGACCTTCGACATAGCCTCGACCGCTTTCTCCAGCGTGTCGTTGTCGTCGTCGTCTTCTTTGAGGCCACCGATAGACTCTAAAGCTTCCTGAACCGCTTTTCGGTCCTTCGAGGTAAGTCGGAGGGTGGACGATAGGGTAGCGGTGGTGCCGTCGCTCAACCCGATCTCGAACGGGGCGAACTGCTTGCGGGTCTCCTCGCGCAGTGCGTCGAGGGTGAATACGTTAGTCATGACGGGCCTTTCTGATGCTAGCGGCGGGCGAAGTGAAGAAAAGAAGCCCTGAGAGCCACGGAGAGCGACTTTCAGGGGGTAGGTGGTAGGGCGGGCAGGCCCGCCAAGGAAACCCGCCCTACCGGTCATACAGACGCCTTTACGCGTCAAACACTAAACAGCGGTGCCCAACAGATCCTTCGAGATCCAGTAGAACCGCTTCTTGCGAGGAAGGTCCAGGAACGTAGCCTTGATCGGGAACCCGGCGAAGTCATCGATGGGAAGCTCGATCGAAGAGTCACGCTCGACGGCAGCCTTCGGGGCGTAGAACGCCAGCGCGGTGTCGCCGTCCACGATCCAGACCAGAACGGCCTTCTCGATCGGGGGGTTCTCACCGGGCACGCCCACGACGCCGTTGACGGAGGTGTCAAGGTCGCCGTAGTATAGGTTCAGCGCGTCCACGTCGAACTGCTCGAGCCGAAGCATGATGTAGTCTTCTTCAGGCTCGTTCGGCATGACCTCACGGAGAGCCTTACGCTGCCACGTACCGCGCAGCTTCGGCTTGCCACCGGAGAACCCGAACTCGGGCATCTTCTCGCGGGAGGTGTGGCCGACCATCTTCCAGGTAAGGGCCGCTGTGGTAGTCGTCACCGTAGCGTGCGGCGTGGAGCCACCGGTCAGACCGGCGTCCACAACCGTAGCCGTAAGGGTCTCGCCTTCCAGCGCCTCGCAGAACGTGACGGTGATGGTGCCAGCGGGGAGCGCCGCACCGGCGACCGAGGTGTTGTCAGCGCCAACCGAAGCCAGAGCCTCCACAAGAGTCTGAACCTGGTCCGGGGTAGCGTTCCACGGGATGGTGGCCGGCGTGTCGCCGGAAGCGAACTTGACGGTGAACGATCCACCCGTCGGGGTACCCGTCACCGCGAAGGTGACTGTCTGGCAGCCGAACAGCTCGGGGTCGAGCGTGTCGACGTCGTCGGGGGAAGGAGCAGCGGTGCCCACGTCAGCCGTGAACACATACCCCTTTGCAGCTACAACAACTGCGTTGTCATCTAGAGCCATATTGCTCTATCTCCTTGGTTATGAGGTGGGTCGGGGTGGTCTTACCCCTAGTTGGATGAGACCCTGGACCCGCCAGGAGTCTTGGAACGGGGAGCCGAACTGTGTGGCCCCCATAGTCTCTTTGATGGAACTCAGGTGACCGACGTCAGGAACAACAACCTGGCGTTCGACCGCGTCGTAGAGGGCTTCCAGAGCATCCTCGTACAGGTTCTCCGTATCAGGGAGACTCACTGCGCCGAACGCGGTCATCTCGACCACGGTCAGGCCCAGCTTTGTGGGGTGATTCCTGTTTCTCGAACCCCCGATTCGACGGAGGTGAATCAACGGGAAATCTCGGTAGTCGATCTCGGGGATCCACGTACCGCACTTGACAGCAGGCACCCGGTTAGCGATAGCCGGGTAAGCGTTGAGGATAGGCAACATCACCGTCTGAACTCTTGGCAATGCGGGCAAGCTCTTCCTCCTTACGCGATACCTGACGCTCTGGTCAGGATGTACAGGCCCTCGGGCGACTTCGTTATATGCCCGTACCTTTCCGGGGCGAAGTACCCGGATGGGCTGTGTCCGAACTCCATCGCCAACGGGTTAGGGCCTTCGAGGTTGACGAACGAGTCGACGTCACCGTGGGACTTGGTTATCTCGTACCGGTGCCCGGTGGAAGCGGGATCTCCGATGTTCACCCAGTGGGTGGTGGATCGAGCCTCCATGAGGAGGCCGTCCGCTACACCGTGGATCTCTTCGGCCTTTTTGGCCACCGTCTCGCGAACACCGTCTATGTGAGAGACGACGATGTTCATAGCGTGGTCACCGATCAGTTGCACCGGCACTTGTAGAGCCTCCTCGTTTGATAGAGAACTCCTGGTGCTGAGTGCGCCGGGAAGACTGGTAGACCTGCGGGAATCCGTAGATCGAGAACAACTGGCCGTTCCACAGCACCTTCGCCTGGGGCCCTAGCTGGGACGTGTCGAACGAGCGAGGAAACCTGATCCGGTAGTCCTGCTCTGTATAGAACCCTTTGTCGTTCTGCTCCGCGTCCCTGCGGGCCGTACCGGTCATCGTGATGAGCTGTACTCGGCCTACGGTGTCGATGCCGACGTCCGATGCTTTGGTCTGGGTGTTCCCGTCCTCGTCTGTGACGACGACCTGCGGGTAGACGGTGATCGGGACGTAGTGCGCCCCGCCGTCCAGGAGGCTCACCAGAGCCCCCATCCAACCTCACGTGGGAAGTGGGGCAGACAAATCTTAGGCTCCATCGAGAAGAACCCCTGGCGAAGACCGAGGATAGCCCATTCGCTGGGCAGGATCTCCAGGTTTCCTGATGCTAGCTGGGAGCTGAGCTGGTAGGTGTAAGAACCGTCCGTCTCGGACATGTAACCCTCTGGGTTACGGGCGAGCCGTAGTACGGCGTCGGACTCGACCTGGACGACGTCCGCCTGATCTATGGTTCCGGCGGTGATCTGGTCAGCCAAGTCGGGGATTCTCTTGAGTATCAACCGCTCGACGTCAGCGAGCCGGGTGGTGATCAAAGTGAGGATCGCCGTGTCGGTAACCGACTGACCCCACCTGTTGGTGACGTCTGTGGCTGTTGCGTAGGTCATGACCCTCCTTGGAAGCGGAGGGGGGCCTAAGCCCCCCTCCGTTCGTTGTCAAGAAAATCAGCTCAGGCTGACGTTGTGGCCAGCCGAACCACCTGTGGTGGAGTCGTCAGCGACCGTGAAGGCGTCACCGGAGGTGATGGTGAACGTACCGTCCGTCGCGGTGCCAGTGACAACCGCGTCAGCAACACCCGCGTTAACCAGCGCAGTCTGCAGCTCCGTCTTGGTCGGGTGCGACCAAGTGCCAGCGGACGAGGTGTTCGTGATGGCAGCCGTGGTACGCTTGGTACCGTCGATCCGCTCACCACCAGCAGCCAGCTTGAAGGTACCACCGGTACCGGTGCCCAGCGACAAGTGAGTCGTACGCGGCTTGGTGAAGCCGACGAAGCCGTTCACGTCGCCCAAGATCCAGCCGAAGGTGACCTCAACCAGGATCGCAACCTGGTTGGTTTGCCACATAGAGTAGGTGTTGGAGCCGTCCGTGATCGAAGCCTCGTTGGTCATCTTCACGCGGATCTGGTCTGCGAAACCGTAGGCCAGTTGCTGGAAGTCGCCACCGACCGCGACCAAGCCGCTGTCGGGAGCCGCACCCAGGTCACCGCGAACAGCGCGACCGAAGTGAGCCGGGAGGCCCATGATCGTGGCAGTCGTGGTGGACAGGTCCAGGATGCCCTGACCGCGAAGCGAGGTGTCAGCCAGCGCGGGGCCGACGACGCCGGGGATACCGGACGACACCGGAACCTGCTCCCGCAGAAGCTGCGAACGGAAACGCGGGTCGACAGCCCAACCGTCGAAGTTGAACTTCGGGCTCTCGTTGACCAAGTCGTAGCCGTCCAGCAGGCCCTGGTAGTAGCCACCAGCGCCGGTTGTCGGGTTGTACGGGGCCAGAGCCACCAGGTTCGGGCTGTTGGCGACGACGTTGGTGCTGTCGATGCCTTGCAGCGCGGTACCCGTCAGAGGCGACAGGCCGTGGAACACAGCCAGGTCGATACCACGACCGATGGCGTAGGCCAGGTCGGCCTGCAGCTCGGTGTAGAGACCCAGCGGGTTCTTGGTGGCGAACTCCTCCGAGACAGTGACGATCGTCGCCAGCTTGATCGGGGAGAGAGTCTTGTAGCCCCACGCCACACCGGTCAGCGGCTTGAGGCCACCTTCACGCTCGGCGTTGGAGGTGCCGGTACCGACCTGACCGACCTCGGGACGCTTCAGCGTAACCGGGATGTTGGTCTGGCCGTACTGGACCGGGATGTTCCGACCCAGCTTCATAACCAGCGAGTGCTCTTGAGCCTGGTCGAAGATGGGGCCGGTGATGATCGGAGGCAGAAGCTCCGAGGGGATGTTCCCGTAACGGCCCTGGTTGTTTACCCCGAGGGTGTTGGGAGCAAGCTCATTGATCTGAGCCATGTTTTACAACTCCTTATTTGTGGAATAGCTTGGCGCTCAGCATTTCTGCGAACACCGCAGCTGGATCATTTGGGGCGGGTCCGCCGCCACCTTGGCCCTGAGAGCGGTCAACCGCTGGGCGCGGGGCGTTGGTACCACCGAACATCGACTTGAGTTCGGCGGCATGTGCCGACATCTCCTCTACCGTGCCGCCTTTCAGGCTGTTGGCGAAGGTCACTATGTGATCCCTCGGTACGTCAGCTTGGACGGTCACGAACAGACGGTCGAACTCGTTCTGCACCGAAGCCTGAGCGGCTACGGCTGCTGCCTTCTCACCAGTCAGCGCAGTGACTTGTTCCTCCAGACCCTTCCGAGCGGCCTTCTCCTCACGGAGCTGAACCCGGTAGTTGGCTGCCTCTAGGTTCGCGGCAGAGATCTGATCTCGAGCCCACGAGGGCAACTCGTCGCTTTTAGGAGCGGGGGCCGGGGGACCTGGCTTGGGAGCCTCGGGGGTTTCTGAAGTTTTGGTGTCGGACATGTGTTTTGCCTCCTGGGCAGATCGGCCCCACCTCGGGGCTTGGGTGTTAAGCGGCTGCGAGAGCAGACCACTCTTGTGGTGCTATGTCGCCTCGTTGGAGGCTCCTGCGTAGCGCGTTGAGCGCTAGCTGGTTACGGGTGAACTGCCTGCCGTTGTTCTTCCCGAAGTCGTGGGTGCGATCGGGGTCGTCTTCCTGCTCCGCGATCGCTGTTCTGGTGGCTTGGTTCCAAAGCTCCAAAGCCCGTTGGGACTGCTCCTGGCCGAACCAGCCTTCGTTCTTGAAGACCGGAACTACCTTGCACTGGCAGCCGGGGTGCCACTGGTTCATCAGGTCCGAAGCGTCAGCACTCGGGTCGGACCCGAGCCCGCTTAGGTCGGTGTTGGTCTTGGCTCCTGCGGCCTCAGCCGAGTAGTAGACCGGACCACGAGACACCAGCATCAGGCAGAAGGCGCATGGGTTGTGTCCCATAGCGACCCGCGCCCAACCACGGACGATCTTGCCGCCCGAGATGCTCCCGGCAGGGAGCTGGTAACGCTGGGCCTCAATTACCGGATCCAGAGCGTGGTCGTCTTCCACCGAGTGGATGACCTGGTGGCGACCGCCGTTCTCTACCGTCCGAACTGCTTGCAACCCGAGCTGGCCCACCGCGTTGGAGTCGGAGTCCGCCAGGGACATCCTCACCCGCGCAGGGTCCATATCACGCACGAACCTCTCGAAGTCGTAGGTCTCCAAGTGCGTCTCGAACGGAGGTAGCTCCGGGAAGGTGAGTGCCCGCTGGTCGTCGTAGAACGTACGACCGAGACGGGCAGACTTGTACCTCTGGTCCGAAACGAACGAGAAGAGGTACTTAAGAAACACCAACCAATCCGGCACCGCGAGTGACGGTTTAGCGAACAGCCCACCGAGGTGGGCTACTTGGCGAGCGGTCTCAGCGGAGAGTGCAGCTTGTGCAGCGGCGTATTCCTCCGGGGTCAGGCCTTGGCTCATGACAGCGGACTCTTGTCTACGGTCTCAGTAGGAGACGCAGCCGACTTGGAGCCACCGGACGAGGGCTGAGACGAAGGGTTCATCATGCCAGCCAGTTGGATGGCAGGACTCTCCTCTTTGTCCCACTCTTTCATCTCGAGACGCTGCTCGACGGTGTAGCCCATGTCGATCCGGGCCTGCTCCCTCGGGATGACACCCATGCCGTTGGCGTACAGCTTCGTAGCCGCGTCGGCTTTGGCCGCGTACGTCGGGGTCGAAGGGTCCTGCCATATCGACTCCAACCGGAGATAGTCCGGTGGGATCTTTCCTGGGTTCATCACCAGGTAGGCGACCCGCATAGCGTCTTCCCACGCGCCTCCGTAGAGGGTGGCTTTCCGTTCGCAGTGCATGACCAGCCGAGACTCCGACGCCTTTATGGCTTCGGCGCTGGCCGGGTTGTCAGACTGAACCGACAGGTACTGCGGGGGCAGACCGGTGTAGGCGGCAGCCTTCTTGTCGAGCTGGTCGAGCGCAGACACGAAGTTCTGTAGCTCGGCAGCAGCGAACTGGGTAGCTGATCCCTCGGGGTCCGCGAACGCCAGGATGCGTGCCATGTAGGCGTCATACTGGGAATTGCCTGTGGTCGGGTCAACGCCGATGTCTTGCGGGTTGACTCCGAACAGCAGCCTTTGTGGGATCGCCATCAGTTCGGCTGCGCCTTGCATGTCCATCAGGATGCGAGCAGCGGCGTCCGTTACGGCACGGATCTCCGGGGTGATCTGAGACGTGCCGTTCAGGTCCGCGAGGGAGGTCTGGTTGAGCATCGGGATGACCGGCACCACGCCGATGTCGTGAACGACGTGGTCTGTGAGCTTCAACCCACCTATAGCCTGCACCGTCCAGTAGTAAGTCTCGTTCGGCAGATACAAAGTCGCCGCGATGACCTGGTGTGGGTAGCCGGGGCGGTAGTCGCGGACCACGCGGATAGCGCGGATGACCTTACGTGTCCGAGGGTCGATGTCGGCCCAAAGCCTCGAGGGCGGTTCGACGCAAATCACCGGCACCTTCGGGTCAGCCGTAGGGTCATCTGGATCCGGTGCGGACACCGTGATGTACGACCTACCGTAGACTAGTGCGTCGGTAAACCCGAGAGGAGCTTGGACATCCAGGTTGTTCGCCTGCCACCAATCCCA